GGATGCGCTCGGGTGTTGAGTAATACAAACCCTCAGTCGTGCGCTTAAAACCGCCGCTCTCGTGGTGCGACTGACCCAGCAGATGCGCGCCACGATTAGGTGACAGCTCGTAATGCTTGGCGATTGCACGCGCCGTGTTCGGGCCGAAACTTCCGTCAGCCGTTACTCCGATTTTCATCTGGAGCAGTTTCATTGCTTCACTCATTTTTTAGCCTTCTTCTTTGCTGTCTTGGCAGCCTTTTTAAATGCACCGGCCGTTGGCGCTCCTTTGGCGCCGGGCTTGCGCATCTTTTCCCCACTTCCGGCTTTGATGCGCGCGCGCTTTTTGGCAATGTTTTTATAAAGTGACATCCCACTAACTCCTCTTCGATTTGGTGCCGCTGCACTTCCACCGCTTACGCGACAGATTGAGCGGACTGTTTGGATCTTTAGCGGCGCTTGGAAACTTTTTCTTCTGCGCCGCAGAGCGCGCGCAATACGCGTCGCCCTTCTTCGTGCCGGGCTTGACCCGAGGGCCGCCGCCCTTCGCCTTACCGGCTTGGCCGTAGCTGACCTTCTTGCCGCTGGCCGTGACTTTAACGCGGGCTTTGCCCTTCGATGGTGTAGCCATTATTTCGTTAACCCCTGTTTCTTTTCGTAACTTCTCAAGCCGCCAAGCCCGAGCATGCCCATCATAACAGTCATTAGGCTACCCATGTCAAATGAAGGCAGCTCTGGTATTTCCACACCCGCAGCGGTCACGCCAAACACAATAAACGGCTGCAACACGAAATGATAGGCAAACGCAACGCCGCAAACCCACCCGATAAATGGACGCCAGCCACCCTTGAACACTGAGCCAGAGGCAGCCTCGGCCTTGTTGATTTCGAGCTGACCCTTTGCAAGCTCCTGAGCGTGACGCTCAGACATGGTTGCGATCTCGTGGGCGAGCGCCGCCTTCTGATCCTTATCCTCAATGAATTTATCTAAAATGCCCGTCACGGGGCCAATGAGAGCCTGCAACATGGTTAATCCTTTTTCGCTTGATAAGCGTTGGCCCCGAAGAACGCGCCCAAGATCAGACTGGTCGCCGGGAAATAGATCGTGGCCATCGATCCGAGGATGTCAGAGGCGGCATCCAATCCGAGATAACTGGAGACGATCACAAAGAATGGATATCCCAGCATCCCAGCCAACACCCACCAGATCATCTTGCGAGACTGGTCGCGCTGGGCGTTGTCATCCTCGATCCGCATCCTGCGGTCTTCAAGCATCATCGCTTTTTCTTCTGGGTCGATCACGCCGTTGCCGTTTAAATCATAGTCGCTCATGGCGGCCTCCTATCTAATTGGATTTTTAACTAGGTCATCAAAAGCCTTCCACAGGTCTTCGATTTCCATGTCATATGTTTCGAGCTTGTCACCAATGCCATCAGTGACGGTTGCGCCCTTCTCAACGGTTGAACGCAGATCCATGAGCGTGCGTTGCTGCTCAAGAATGTTGGTCATCTGCGTGCTGATCTGCGTTAGCTGGGTGTTCAGCCCAGCCACGTTATTTTGCGTTAGCGTCTGCTCAATGGCTTGTATTCGCGAAGTCGCATCCAGTACCTCAAGCACAGACGCCTCTAGTCCGTTAAAGCGAGAAATCGCATCATAGCCATAGTAAATGCCGCCGCTAAGGCTAGATAGCAGAGGCACAGCAGCAGCAATATACCAGCCTCGAAGCGTGAACCCGCCAGCTTTGATTTCAACGTCTTCCATTTACGGCTGGCCATATAGATTTTGAGCATGATCGTACAACTCGTCTGCGGTTTTATTGTTTGAAGCTGTGTACTGCGTCCAGCCTGTGCCTTCACCTTGGTCACCCCAAGTAATGATGTACTCGTTGGTGTCGAATACAAAATCAACAGATGTGTACTCTCCAATCACAATGTTATTGTCAGTCACATATGTGTCGATGCTGTTAGTAAGAGCTGTGTTCTGGCTTGCTGCAAAGAACGCGCCAGAGATCTGAGCCATACCGCTGACTGCGCTCAATGCTTGATTATAGTTGTCGATGTGATCTTGAGTGATCGTGGTGTTTGCTAAAACCTCTTGCAAGGCCAAGCCCTCTGGCCTTGTGTCAGCCGTAGCCGCCATTTCAGACACCACAGACACAGTCATAAGTGCAGCGCTTGCCTCTGCCAGCTCATCAACGCTCATGCCAAGCTCAAGCATCGCGGAGGCATACTCTGCATCAAACAGCTCAGACGCAGTTTCGGCTTCCGAAAAGTCCATGGCCAGCACAAGGTCAACTGACGCCTGATAGTTTGCAAGCATCTCATTGGTTACGATAGCTTCATCCAGACTGTTGTTCGCAATGATCTGGCCTGCACCAGCCATATCAGTCGCTGCGTAAGCCATCAGAGCCGCCAGCTCCACTTGCTGCTGGATCACTGTCGCCGCGTCCTGAAGGTCGCCCACTTCCGTTGTTTGTTGAGCGTGTGCGCCGGAAACGCTCAGAGAGAGTAGGGCGATTGTTGTCAGCCGTTTGAACATTTGGCAGTTCCTTTAAGTCCATTCTGAGAAACGCATCCCAGAAGCTCTGATCTTGGGCGTATCCTACCACATAAATCTTAGGATTTAAACGCATGGCCTCATATGCGTCACGCCCGGTCAAAATGCGAGCCTCGGTCACGCTGTAGATCGGGCAGGGCGTTGACGACATGGCCATTGCCTTGAACACATGGGGCGCTGCGCACATCACTGACAGGCCGCTAATCTGCAATCCAAGGCCATGCGGCTGCGGTTGACCCATGAGCCTAGCATCCTTGCGTCTATTGCATTCTGGATCTTGTTCCATGTTGCCTTGGGCAATGCCAAATAAGCTGACCTGTATGCCGCTAGTCTTTGGCATGAGGCAACTGTCTTGTCCACCCGCGCCCATGACAGTCGGCGCAGCGGCCGTTGGTGGGGGCTGTGAACCCGGTGAGCTGCCCGGCCCATTGTAGGTGTTCTGATAAGTCTCGTTGGTGTTATTGCTTTCGACGGAGCTGTTGTTGTTGCCAGTGTTGCTATTGAAGTCGCCTTCAACGCTCCCGTCTTGGGCATAACATAGAGACCCGAGCAAGATCAGGGATATGGCAGCGCATCTGGTTCGCATTCCACCTCCAGAACATCTCGGACGTTAGCATCGTCACACATAACCCGAAGGCCAGCGTCATGAAAGCCCATCTCAGCCAATGTTTCTGCATTTTTTCTAGCCTCACAATGCTCGTCACCCATGCAAACTGACGGCAAAACAAGAGGGCTTGGCGCTTTGATCTCTGCGCAGCCGAGCAGTAGAAGTGCTGGGAATAAGCGCATCATTTGCGCTCAATCAACCTGTCTATCTTGGCATCGAGGCCGTCGAGCCGGTGCATTACGCGGTCCATCTGGGCGCTGCTCTCGCTCTTGGTCACATACTCTTCGCGCGTGCGGTTGATGAGTATTTGCAGGCGCGTCACTTCACTGACCCAGCTCTTAACCCAGAAGCCGACCCCAGCAATAACTATGGACAAAAGCCCATTCCACATAACATCCATGTCCATTTGCGTGTCCGTATTCTAGTTTCACCTCACCTTAGCACACCGAAAACAATTTTAAAACATTTCGGCCGGGGGCTTGTGCCCTGACCATTGCGCTGTTAACACTGCGTTACAAATGGAGGGCATCATGTCTAAAGACTTAAAGCAAATCGGTCCAAGGATCCGTGAAGATATCGCCTTGGCACTCAAAGAGCACAGCCGCAATACCCGCATGAGCGTGTCGCTGCTCGTCGAGCGAGCGGTCGCCGCAATGCTGGATGAGGCGGGGGTGGATCTTGATTACGATTGGAATTGATCCCGGCTACCGCACCGGCGGAGTTGCGCTGATTGGTGAAGATTGGGCCGAGGTGCACGACCTGCCGGTCTACACGGAAGGCGGCGTCGACGTGATTGCGCTGCTCGACATCATCAACAGCGCCGGCCCTGTGCAACATATTTGGCTGGAAAAACAACAGGCTATGCCCAAGCAGGGCGTCGTGTCGGTTTTTAAGCTGGGTTTCGCTTATGGCCAAATCATCACGACTGCCGCCCTGTCTGGCCACCCGTACAGCGAAGTGCGGCCCGCTAAGTGGAAGTCGAGCATGAATTTGCCAAAGGATAAGGACGCCGCCCGCCGTCAGGCGCAGCAATGGTTTCCTGATTTAGCTCTACGACTGAAGCGCAAGAAGGATGAACACCGCGCCGAGAGCTTACTCATAGCGGCGTTTGGGAGAGGAGAGAGATGACTGTAAAATTTGACATGACCAACGAGGAATATCACCTCGACCCGGCGCTCAGCGCCAGCGGGACTAAGACAATCGCCATGCACGATCTGGCGACGTTCAAGTATGCTGAGCGCAAGGAGAGCACCGCATTTGACGTCGGGACGGCGACGCACACGTTTGTGCTGCAACCCGAGCTGTCGGCTGATGTGTGGTGCGGGCCGGAGACGCGGCGCGGCCTCGAGTGGAAGCAGAAGAAGCACGACGCAGAAGAGGCGGGCGCGCTGCTACTGACCGAAAGTGATTACAAGCTGGCCGTGGATATGGCGGAGGCTGTGCGCGCAAACAAGGCGGCGGCTGAGCTACTCAGCGGCGACCTTGTCTGCGAGGCCAGTGTGTTCGCAAAGCATGAGGGCACTGGGGTCGACATCCGCTGCCGCCCAGACGGATGGCGCCGGGACATTGGCGCGCTGGTGGATCTCAAGACGACTATCACAAGTGACCCTGCGGGCTTCGCACGGCAATGTGCCAATCTGGGGTATCACATACAGGATCAACACTATCGCATGACAATGGAGGCGGCGGGTTTCGAGATCGACCGCTTTGTATTCATTGCGGTGGAAAAGACAAAACCACATCGTGTCGGTGTGTACGAATTGGACCATGACAGCCTCGTCGAAGGACGTCATGCGTGCCAATACGCCTTCGAGAAATTTGCGAGGGCGTCATCAACGAATGAGTGGGGCTACGATTTTGGGGACTTGAAAACGATCCAAATTCCGCGCTACTCATTTACATTCAGCCAAATCGGCTAGGCAAACATCGTCAAGGAGACACATTATGCCAATTTCATTCGGAAGTTCAGAGGGTTCTGGGAGTTCACTATTTATTCGGGCCAACCTGCCGCAAAATCGCTGGTGGGTGAAGACTGAAGCGGGAGACGAAAACATTGATATGTCGCGCGGGTTCGCGATGGACATCAAAAACGTCACATTCGGCTGGCTGCACATCGACATCGGCGTGCGTGACTGGCAGCCGTGGCCGTCGCCATCTGAGCAGATTGCTCGCCCGTCTGAAAACCACAAGCAGGGGTTCGAGGTGGACTGCTGGCTCGGTGACGGCCGTCAGGCGTCATTCAGCGGCAACTCATATGGCTTGGGCCAGTTTATTGCTCGAGTGTACAATGACGCCGAGGCTTCGCCTGACTTCGCATCTAAGATCCCAGTGGTTCAAGTAACCAGCTCAACGCCAATCGTGATCGGCAAGGGCACGTCGTATGACGTCGGCTTCTCTATCGCCAAGTGGATCAACAAGCCGGAGAACGGCGCGGAAGTGGCGGCGCCGGTTGCGGCACCGATCACTGCACCCGCACCGGCACCCGCTGCGGCTCCGGCGTCGGAAACAGAGTTCGGCTTCTAATGACGCTGCCGCCTGCTTCGGCGGGCGGCAACACTTTTTACGATAGGGGTGGGAAATGAGTGAAAGATATTTTAGCAAAGTCGCGGAGAGCGCAGTGGCCGACGTGGCCAATGCAATCAAGGGAAGCCGCAACGAGATTTTAAATAAGGCCGCGTTTACGCTCGGGAGGCACGCGCACATGGCCCCGTCAAATCTTGATGCGGCGCTGGGCGAGCTACACAGCGCAGCGAAGGCGATGGGTTTACAGGAACACGAGATCCGGGCCACCATTGGCTCCGGCTTCAAGCGCGGCGGCGACAATCCGAAGGAGCTAGAAAACTCTGACGCGATGCCGTACACGCCGTCCGAGTTTGACCGCCTGATGGCGCGCCTGGCGGCCAAGGAGGTGCTCGTCCGGGACGACGAGACCCGCGCAGACAAGATGCGCAAGGCGAAGGACATTTGGGAGC